TTGGTTTTAATTGCAGTTCCGTCAGGATTCTGAAAGGTTTGCTCAATCTTATCGCCATAGACTTTCGGCGCAAGCTTCGTCGCTAGCCATTTCCTGGCATCAACACGCAGACGAGAGCGCTGAATAATGTCGTAATCAACAATACGCTTTCCTTCATCGTCAATATAAGTGTCGTTATGACCATCGTCAGCGATTTGCTTAATCTCATCGATTAATACATGAGCCTGAACAATCCTTGCTCGCGCGTATTGCTCCGAGAATTGATTATTTGATAACAACCATTTGAAAATGGTAGAACTCGCAGGCAATTCACCATATTTATTTAAAATAGCAATCAAATGCGCCAAATTTTCTTCACCTTTTGTTTTGATTAAATTTGGCAAATTCTTTTGAGTATCTTCACGCAAAATGGCCCGCAAACCTCGTGATTCGGCAATCTGCTCGCAAATATAATTTGCAACTTCTTCATTATATTCCGTCTCTCTTCCTGCCATTTTGTCACCTTTAATGCTCATGCTGATGAGCAGGTTCTAAAACCACATCTTCTTCGATTTTCTCTTGATGAATACGTGCCTTGCATTTATCCAGATAATGTTCCACATCTTTGAATTGCTTAATAACATTGGGTCGATAAACCATGAGATATTTCTCCAATTCCGCCACAGGAGCGCGCGAGGAGGCATGATATTGATTTTGATAAATCACGGTATCCCAAACAATGAAGACGAAATTTTCATCGTCATTCAGGTCAGAATAAAGCGATTCCCTCACCTGCTCAGGCAAGATTCGTCGCTCGGTGCAAACTAAAGGGGCTGGACATTTTTTCAACTCATCAACATTCATGCTATTCTTCTTTCAAAAGTGCATAACGCCATTGCAAGTAATGAATTATGCTATTGGCTTTGGCTAGTTCAAACTCGTCGTTGGCTTTCATTAAGCGCTCTTCCGCTTCTTCCCGTAATTTGTTTAATCTAGGACGTTCTATATCGTTTTCAATGATTCTGTCGTACATGTTTGCTCTCCTCCCAATACTCCACCTACATCTGCCTCATAGATAATATGGCAAATTCCTTCCTCAAACTTGTAGGGTTCAAAACGTTGCACGTTGCAGTACACAATTTTGTCGCCTACTTTTACATCAACTTTCTCACCCACTGCCATGACCTCACCCAAAAACGTGCGTGTTGGGTCAGGCGCATAAATCAGACTGGACAGACTTGGCAAGTCCAGCGGTTTTATCAAAATCCTTTTTCCAAGCAATCGAATGTCACTACTTTTCATTGTAATAAACTCCACTAAAAGCGTTGTTTTCCATTGTCACATTCATATAAAAATGTGGTGTAATTAGCATAATAAATGGATAATACTTGTCCCCTTGGTTCATAAATAGGTGCAATATAGGTTTGCGGCTCTCCGACATTAATGCAATGATGCTCAGCTTTATAAGCCATTTCATCGTAAATCATCCATGCGCACAAACACATTCCTATGGCTAGAAGCACCGCAGCAATCAGCATTGATATTCTCATTTCGCACTCGCTAAGTAATGTTTGACAGCATTAATGGCAACCTCGGCATCGGTACAGATTTTGTAATACCACCCATATTTCGTGACCAACTTGGAATAACGCAATTGCGCACCGGAGGCAATCCCTTTGGTTGGCTCCTTAAACTCAATCATTAATCCGCAATAAATCGAGTTTTTTACCGGCAAAACAATGTCCGGCACCCCTTTTTTTACCCCTTCTTTTTTCAAAAGATAGCCAGTGATTGGGTTTCGTTTTCCACCGTTGGGTACAGCAAATAAAAGCTCTAAGCGCTCGTCTTGTTTCTCTGCCAAGCGTACCCACTCAATGAATGCCGACTGAATCTGATGCTCACTCATTGTTATTCCCCTTTTGATAGGCGCTTATTGCCTCTTTAGCAAACACTACGGACATAGCCGGATAATTTTTCTCATTCGCCAAAATCTTATACGCCCATTCCAACGCGGATTTATTCTTTCCGAACTTTTCCATTCCCACGCTTTTTAAAAACGCCTGCGCCTTTTCTGCTGAATCATCCGACCTGTTGTATTCGAGCATTTTCATCGGCTGCGGTATGGGTTCCCATTGACCCTTATCAAATTCATCATTTAAGGCTTTTTCCCACCGCAAACGCATGTCAGTAAAGGACTTGTGCTTTAAATCGAAGGAAAGTGGCATTGCTGCCCAAAACACCGCTGGGTGTGACCATACCCCTACCTCACCTTTTTCGCGGGCTTGTATGCCCTCTAAAGCCTCGTAATAAGCATTTAATGAATCGATGCGACAAAGCTTTTTAAATTCCGGCAAAGTTGGAGGCCATGCCAATTTTTCCATTGCCAACAATCCCCGCTTAAATTCCCGTCGCGTAAATCCGGTTAAATTCCTACACCACCACTCCTCCATTTTTTCTGGGTCAACCGAACTCCACTGGTCAGTGAATTTCTTTCCAAAATCCAACAACATCTGCTCAAACAGTGCTTTGACAAAAGTCCTCAACTCAGGATTGATGTCAGTTGATGTCGATGATGTCTTGAGGTTGTTCATTTTTTGTCCCAGTCAAGCGCTCTGCCCACTCTTTTGCCTTTTCATTTGATGATTGATAAGGGGAACCACGCGCACGCGGCTGCTCTTTCAAAATCCAAGAGGCTTCAAATCCTACCCATCCCCTTGAGCAGCAATACGCTAAGGCTTCGGCCAAATCAATGCCAGCCTTGTCCGCTTCCTTTCTGATTCGATCAATCGCCGTTTGCGTAATCGGCGCTTTCTTCGATTTTCGATGTGACTTGAAATCGTTGACGATTTTTTCTGGTACACCGTAAAAATTTACTTCAACGACGATTCCCTTTTTCTTTTTATTATTTTCTTTTTCTATATGGTTAATGGTTAATGGTTTATGGTTATTGGTTAGTTGAGACGCCGTACCACGTTCGTTCAACGTCTGTTCAACGTCCGTTGAAATGCCGTTCAACGCTTGTTGGCGTTTTATTGCTCTTTTTGCAGCAGATGCCTTTCCCGCGATAGATTTTTGACTTGTTGATGATCTAAATGCTTCCAATTCTTCTTCGCAACGATCGTGATACCATCCGTTGGGTGTTTTCGTAAAAAACTCGTTCAACGCCTGTTCAACGGCTGTTACTTCTTCGTTGGAACGAGCAATTATTCGCCGACAAATCCAGTTAATATCAAGCGGTAATTGTTGCTCCGTGTCATAATAAAGCTCGATTAAATCGCGATAAATACTGCGCTCAAGACGAGTGAGGTGGCGCGTGGCTTTGTCAAAATCACCGATATGATGTGAATAATATTTCATTGCCCGTTACCCTCAATCTTCGCGCTGACTTCCTCTAGTAATTGCTCCGAAGTGCCGTAAATATATTCAAATCCCGCTTTGTATGGATGGATGCCGACACGCCCCATTGGGTCAGTGCTATCATGTTGATGATGCTGCGCGCAAAGTGGGAGCACTTTAAAATGTGCGCCTGGCTTAGTACGACCGTCGACATGATGCAGTGATACATAATCGTTGTAGTAGCCATCCTTTTCACAGGCAATGCAGGGCAATTTGCCTACCAAACTCATATGCGCTTTTTCTGCGCTGGTCGGCTTTCTCCCCTTCATCGATTGTCCTGATAAACGGTGACGCCGCGCATAGCAGCGATTGCATGCAAATATTCAAGCCATTCACTAAAGCGCTTTTTACTGAACTGGCTCGTGCGCTTGCCTAGCATCACCACGCCTTCGCCCTCAACCGCCATTGCCAGGCGCGTCGTTTCTTTTCCGAATCCCGCGGTTAAAACATCCTTCCATTCATCCGGCGACATTTTGACCATATTCCCATTAACCGGCCAAAGTAACTGCTTTGAGAAAGCTGATAGAATGGGCCATTGGGCAGCGTTTTGTTCTAAATTACGCCTAGCTTCGGTATCAGTTATAATTCCCGCCCCGATTGGCAAAATCTTAATATATTCAATTGCTATTGTTCTAACAGATTCATTAGCGATGATAAAGGGACGTTTCATTATTATTAGTTATTGAATATAATGTAAGGTTGGCCTTAATTGGTTTTAGTTGGTTTATTCTGTTGTTGTTTTTTATCAATTATCGTATCGTTTAAGCCATATTTAACCAATAAGTTATATAAACCCGTCACTAGTTTGTCAGACGGTCTCGAAGTATGTTTTTTACGTGCAGCAATATTTGCCTGTGAACAACCTACTTCAGAGGCAATTTGCGCTTGGGTCAATCCTTTCGATTGCAATAGGGTAATTACATATTGAATGTCCATAAACCAATTATAACCAAAGTTATAAACAGAATCAATGAAACTATAACCTTTGTTATAAATTTTAATATGCAAGAGTCATGAGTATAGGAAAACGCATTAAACAACGGAGAGACATGCTAAGGTTGTCTCAAGAAGACTTGGCGAGAGAAGTGGGGATTTCGCAAGAAATGATTTCAAAAGTGGAAAAGGGATTAGCGCAAACTACTCGCTCACTGCCACTGATTGCGCATGTTCTCAAAGTCAATGCGTTATGGCTACAGACGGGCGAAGGTGTACCAGACTTGGATTATTCTCCTACATTTGAGGATTCAAATCCTATCATTAAAGAATTGACTAAATTGATTAAATCGACAGACAAAAGGGGACAAGAGAAAATCCTGTTAGCTGCAAAAGATGCGCTTGACCTTCACAATGCGATGAAAGATTCGTTGAAAAACTTTGACGCGGCGCATTTAGTAGATGCGGTGGTTGAGCAATTAACTCAAAAAACGCGATCTGAAGTTATCGATTCCGAAACAACTAGTGACGATCATATTTATGATGAGAATGCTCATCAAGTTCATAAACGCCATTAGTTTGTTTGTTCTTAAACTTAAGCAATTTTTTTATATCAATAATAAGAGAAGTAATACTTCTAATCGATCTCTCAGTGCCATTGAGATAAACATATTCACAATCTGCTAAAAACTCAGCTAAAGTTGGCACTTTATCCATAGGGTTTTCCCTTATTGACCGTGGATTAAAAGCCAATAAGGGTAATTTATTAATTAATGATGGTCAATGATTAATGTGTGAAATGATGGGCTGGATGTTGTATTTATTATTTTTTGTCCTTCGCATTATGTAAAAATTTCGGGTTACAAAGCTTCTCTTCAGGAATCCCAGTCAATTTCTCAACCTCCTTAATATGTTGTGTTGGAACGTAACCTTTCGTTACCCACGATTGCACAGTACTTTTACTTACTCCCAATTTTTGTGCTAATTCCTTTTGCGTGCCGGCCCAATTAACGGCTTGTCTAATACCGCTAAGTTGAGTGGTTTTTTTCATAAATACTCCTTGTTAATTTTTATCAACCAAATATTATATCAAACGCCATTTTTAGCAATAAAAAACTTGACTGTTCCATCTATTTCCACTATCTTACACATGGCTTTTTATGGATTTTTATGGCTTACAGGGGGAATAATGGACAAACACTCATTAATTGTGCTTGGTGTCGAGCAAGCTTGTAAAAAATATGGTGCCTATGTAGTACGGAAAACTGCAAAGCGGCAAATAGAGGGAGACACGAAGGCTTTAGCTGAAGTTGGATTGCTTAGTTATGTGGATAAATATAGTGATGTTCTTCATATCAGCACATTAGCTTTATCTAAAATGACCCCTAGAGAAATACTTGACGAAAATGGTCTTACCGACACATCAGAATATTCTGACGAACAACTTAATGAATGTATGAAAAGGATTCTGGTAATTTTTTAAACTCCATTGGAGCAGCCAATCTAGGCTGCTTTTTTTTCACAATATCTATAACTTTAGTTATAATTAGTTTGACACAGTTTATAACTTTAGTTATAATTCAGTTGTAGGCATTAATTTTCGGAGGCAAAAATGTATGCATTCACCGAAGAAGACCTGACTGAATTACTAGGCGATGATTTAACTTTGGCAGCTTCTTTAGCCAAGCTGATTAATGAAAAAGGCGATATTCGTGCTTTCTTGGTTAAAAAGCTGGAAGAACGCTTAGAGCAAGAAGAGGAAGAAAACGAAGTAGATGACTGGAATGCATTCCAAGACAGTGTGGATGCAAGGGAAGCGCAATACATAAACCAAAATATCTTTGGCTAAGAAGTATGAAGGCTTCAAGGTAATCGAAACTGACTCAATGACGATTGATTTGGCTAGAGAAGGAGTCTTCATACTTGTTAGAAGATAGAAGCGAGCCTGAATGCTCACAGGCAGGAACATGGCGGACATGTTTAAAAAACCGGATTATCTAAAAAGGTCACTATGAATGTGTTTAAAGACTATTTATTAGCAACCGCAATTGTCGCGTTACTTTTGGTGACCGCTGGCGTGTTAGATGATAGTTATGAAGACGCACTCTTATCTGCCCAAGTTTTAGATGAATGTATTGCCCAAGCTCAAAATTCTCACGAGACAGGAGACTTAAATGAGTAACCAATCAACTGAAATAGCGGAAATAAAAAAAGAGATTTTTTTATTTAAAAGCAAGTTTGAAGCTGTGTTATCTGACCATTCAATTTCTTTTGAAAGGGAAGCAGCCTTCGCAGTTCAAGCCATTATGAAAAATCCCTATTTAAGGGGAGCAGCATTAACTAATCGTCAATCCGTAATTAATTCAATTCAGCAAATTGCTGCAATCGGAATTAGCCTTAATCCTGCAAAAAAACATGCTTATCTCATCCCTCGCGATGGGGAAGTGTGCTTGGACATTAGTTACATGGGATTATCATTTTTAGCTACCTCTACGGGTTGTATCTTATGGGAAAGAACCAAAATAGTTCGTCAAAATGATGTATTTGAACTAAATGGATTAGATATAGAACCAACGCACAAATACTCACCGTTTGCTCCTGAAAAAGAGCGAGGTGAAATTGTAGGCGTCTATACCGTAATAAAAACTCCTCTTGGTGATTATTTAACCCATGATATGGGAATTGAAAAGGTTTATCGAATCCGTGAACGTTCACCTAGTTTTAGTTCAAAAAAAGGTCATAGCGGGCCGTGGGTGACTGACCCAGAGGAAATGATTAAAAAAACCTGTATTAAGCAAGCTTCTAAATCATGGCCCAGTAAAAGCGAGCGGCTTGAAAAAGCAATTCATTATCTCGATAACGAAGGTGGACAGGGCATTCTCCTTGAAAATAAAGCGGATGAAATCGATATCACTTCATTACTTGCTGAAATGAAGACAACCAAAAACGATGCGGAACTTACCCAATTTTGGAAAGACAATATTGGTCAATTCGCCAAATACCCCATAGCGCACGCCAAATTTAAAGAGGAAGTAATTAAGCATCATAACTATTTAATGCCAAAAAACGAGGAAATTTCACAAAAAACTCAATCTAATACCGAGGAAGTCCCAATATCGGAACTTACAGGAGCAGATCATGAGATTCATTGAATGCGAACCTAATAGCGAAGAATGGTATCAGAATCGCGCCGGTCTCATCACTGCTTCTATGTTTTCCGCTGTGTGTGAAGAAATCGGCGGCTTGAATGAACAACAAAGAAAATACGTTGACGCGGTGCTTTCTGGTTTAGAGAAGAAAGAAGCTGCAAATTTAGCCGGATATAAAGCGATACCAAACTCAACAATAATCGATAAAGCATTGCGCGGTGAATTAACTGCCGATTATTCGGAAACAGCAAAGCGCTATGCCACCGATTTAGCAATTGAGCGCATAAGTGGGAATATCTATCGAATACCCGCCGAGGCATGGGTATTAAGACGAGGACATGAACAAGAACCTCACGCGCGCAGAATATACGAAGCACGCACAGGCGCTTTCGTAACTGAAGCAGGTATCTGTGTTGATGACAACGGATTTGGTTATAGCACTGATGGATTAGTCGAAGATGATGGATTAAGCGAAATCAAATGCCCTGTCGATAGCTTAAAGATTGAGCATATTCTCAAGACTGGCGACACATCCGAATATGACCATCAAATACAAGGCGGCATGTGGCTAACGCATCGCAAGTGGTGTGACTTCATTATGTACGTGCCAGCGCTTGAATCTATCGATCTTGACTTATATGTGAAACGCATTTACCGCGACGAGGAGTTCATCGATGCAATGGTCATGAAATTGCATGAGTTCTCAAATTATGTCAAAGAAAAAGAGCATTTCTTTAGAAATTTTTTGCTTTACAAAAAAGCAGCATGAAAGTAAATCATGGCCTCAGTCAATAAAGTCATCATCGTCGGTAATTTGGGACTTGACCCCCAAACACGTTATACACCAGGCGGTGTTGCCGTGACCACCATTTCCGTTGCTACTACCGATAGCTGGAAAGACAAATCGACGGGCGAGAAAAAAGAAAATACTGAATGGCACCGAATTGTCTTTTTCGACAAATTGGCCGAGATTGCTGCGCAGTATCTTAAAAAAGGTTCCGCTGTTTATGTCGAGGGAAGTTTACGTACCAAAAAATACACAGATAAAGACGGCATCGAAAAATATGCTACAGATATTCGTGCGAACGTTTTGCAAATGTTAGGTGCCCCTCGTTCAGAATCACATAACACGGCTGCGCCGCAGCAAACGACACATGCGACTAGCGCTGCACATATTAATGAGATGGATGATGACATTCCGTTTTGAAGATTGGGGGAGGTTTGACACGAGCCTCCTGTCTAGTGGTTTGCGGGGTTCCATCCAATAAATACCCCGTCATCGGAGGGGAATTAAGAGGCCCCTATTAAGAGGAGTTTTCGCCATGTTCTCCTCGATGAAATACATGGCAATACAAACAATATAAAATTTATGGGAAACGTGGGAAACTTTTTAGGAAATATTTCCCATAATAATGAATAAAAAATATGGTCATTCGGATAGCCTAGGGGATAGTGGCTCAATAACTTCCTCAGAGTAGCTCGATTGTCTCCTTAGTTATTAACAATCTTTGAGTGATACTTTGACGCCTCGGAAAGACGAGGGCTAATTAGGAAGAGGGATGCTTAAGCATCATAACTGTAGACGCTAAATGCTGTGGCAGCTATGGGAGAAAGACACAGCCCTCTTCCTTGTTGGTGAATGTGCAGGCTGATGCACTGTCGGTCATTAGACAGAGGGGATAGATGTGGATAAGGTACGTACCCTGTGCCTTTATGCCGGAGATCAGCACCGGCCACCAACGAAAGGTTGAACAAGCTGAACAAATCGAACAATTTAATAAGGTAAATTATGAAAGCAGACATTATTTCAAAATGGTTTGATGATGGCTTAAAAAAGGGGCATAAGTATATGCTTGTTATGTGTGATACATACGATTGGGAAGATTATCCCGAATTTGCTGATTCTGATAATGATTGTTTGTTTAAATACAATAAGCCAGGAAAAATGCAAAAGGTGATGGAAGTGTATGACCTCGCAAAAGATAAAAACGAACAAATGCGAACTGCGCGAGTTTTAAACCTACCTAGCACGCCACAACTAATTAGATGGAATTACACCAAATAAACGGACGAAAACATGACTGACAAAAAACCGCATCCACATGCTGAATTGATTACTGAATGGGTTAAGGATATCAATAGACCGATGCAATTTCGAGGCGGCGATAATTTCAGGTGGATCGACTGCGATGAAGATGGGCCGGGATGGGACTTTAGTTTGCTATATCGCTTCAAACCTGAAGAACCACCTAAACCAAAGATTGTGAGTTCTCTGAGTGATGATGAGCTCTACGGACACCCTGGCTCGGGTAGAACTAGAAGACGTGCAATAGCCGACGCCGCAGCACAAAGAGCGATTGAGGATTTAAGAACACCATCTTTCTTCTGGTTAACAAATATATGCAAAGTTAAAACATCAGATCAAGATTTTGCGCTAAAAGTAATCCTTGCTTATATTGACTCTGTCAAAAAAGGTGAACTATGACCGACAACATAAAAACTTGGCCTGAAAATATTTCCTTGTTTTGTATCGACCATAACCCAGATTTGTGTGAAATATACGTTAATGAACCAAAATCTTTTTTTGAAGCCAAGGAAATAGGTCATATCGATTGGGAAACATCTGAAGAAGTCAATCAATCCATAACCCAAGCTAAGTACATCCGAGCCGATATCGTCAAAGAACGTGAGGAAAAATTGATTCAATCTGTAAAGGATTGGGCAGAAAATAATATTGGTGCAGTTACATATGACCTAGAAGGACTTGATTCGATGAAGATTAGTGATATTTACAAACTAGCTGGACTTGAGGAATTGAAATGAACGATCAAATATTATCAACAGATGATCTAATTGCTCGTATCGCCCGCGCCGTGGTAAATCAAATTACTCCACAATTTCCCCATGAGATTGAACTATGGAGTGTCGAGCGAGTGGCAAGTTATTTCAATAAAGCTGTGCCTGTGGCGCAGCGCTCTATCCTTTGTAAGCCAGGTTTCCCCAAGCCAGTTAAGACAGAAAAAGGAGCCAGACCGCTTTATTTCGCCAAGGAAGTGGTCGAATGGGCTAACTCATGTCGTGATAAGCATTAAAGCTTTTTGGCAATTTCTTCAGCAGTCTCATTATAATAAACTTGCAACATGCGTAAATCCCTATGCCCCACCATACGCGCCAAATCCAGCACATTCAATTTTTTAGCCAGGCGCGTAATGGCCTCATGGCGCGTGTCATGAAAATTAAGGTTTTCAATCAATACGCGGTCACGTGCTTTTCTAAACAAGGTATCTAAACTGGCTGATGTAATATCAAAACATGTAGCTCTATCGCGCGGCAATGAATTAAGAAGTTCCAGCGCACGCGCTGATAATGGCACATCGCGTTTTGTTCCGTTTTTTGTCACTTCGGGCGGCAATACAGCCACCGTATTATTGATATATTCCCACTTGAGGGCGCAAATTTCGCCCGCACGCATCGCTGTTTCAATAGCAAATAAAAACGCGGTAGCCACAGCATGGGACTTTGTTTTAACTTCACCTGTATAGTCTAGCGCGAAACAAATACGCTCTATCTCATCGCTCGAAATTAATCTGTCGCGCGGAGGTGCGCCTTTAGCGCGGCGCACGTCAGACAAGGGGTTCTTTTCTAGCCATTTCCACTCACGACGAGCAGTAGTGAATACATGCGACAACAATGTAATTTCTCGATTTACGCTTGCGCCAGAAATCGTTTTTAATCGCATATCGCGCCATTGCCCAAGCATGTCAGATGTAAGGTCACACAACTTTATATCACCGAAATTCAGTCGCCCTACCTTGTGTTTAGCAATAGCATTGAGCCTGATTTTTTCCCATCGTTCCCCTCGTTTATGAATCGATACTTCGTTGAGATATCGGTCAAAAGCGTCTTGACATGTCTGGTCTTTATTAATGCCGGTGACATTTTGTTTTCTCAGTGCCGACTCCCTATCCGCTGCCCAGGCGACTGCTTCGTTTTTGGTAGCCAATGTTTTACATTCGCGCTTTCCATTAACATAAATCTCTGCTCGCCAGCCGGTCGATTTTTTACTGATTGATGCCATCTGATTTACTCCAAAATTAAAGCGTCGTAATTTTGTCGTAATTTTGTCGTAGTCGCAAGTATTTAAAAGGGAGAAAAAGTACGATTTTGTCGTAATTATTTATCGATTTTATCTGATAAACTATTGATTTTATTTGATTTACGAGTTTCTTTCTTGGTGCCGACGACGGGAATCGATAATGGCGTATTTTAAAGCTTTTCCGGCTCATCGTCGTAATTTCGTCGTAGTCAACAAAATTGTGTAAGTATTTAAATGTATTTAAATATCCACGAAATACAATTTTAAACGAGACATTCTGAAAAAGAAAATTTATTATGGCGTTTTTTAAATCTGCAAAAAAAAAATGACCGATAACAAAATTATCAGTTCATTAACTGATGAAGAGCTATTAGAAGCTTATTGGCGAGCTTCAGAATTAAAACATCCTACGTTGGCTGATGAATTAAGAGCGGTAGCTGATATCGCTGCTAAGCGCGCCATTGATGATTTTTTATATCAAAGTAAAAAAATAAGATGGGTTGACTAACAATGAATATTGAATCATTGAAATTATTCTTTTTCTTTATAACGGTGATTTGCGCTTGCTTAACATTTATTCTTTTTATATCGACCTGGCGCTACTATGTGCAACTCAAGCGATTACGCAAAATAATTATGACTTCGGAGAATCTCACTGATATTGATTTTGTAATTATGACATTAAAAATGATGCAAGGTTATGCGCCGCTCATCGGAAAAAATAGCCTAAGTCAGGATGACAGATATTCGCTTCAGTTTCGTATTTATTATTCAATTAACTTTTTAGAGGGGTTAAAAATACATGGTGATAGACATGAGCAATGAAATGACGATTACGCTATTAATTGCCTTTATGATGAATTTTACAATGGTCTTCATACTATTTCACTATGAGAGCAAACGGCATCGTAGTGAGCTTAACGAAGTTCTTAAACTCGTTAGAAGTCAGGAATATCAATCACGAATTGACAATTTTAAAATCATTCTTGAATGCTTAAATAAATTGCAATATAGGTCAGATATCATTCTGGCGGCTTATCAACCCAGTCCAGATGTGCCAGCTAAACCAATTGATGAGAAGGAATATCGCCATCATATCCAAAATCAAAATGAAGCAATTAAGGGGTTAATTCGCGTTATCTCTTCTTGGGAAGAGTTTTATAAAAGTGTTAATGAATATTCTTACGCAAAAGCAACAACATCCTGACTAAATGCCTTGAAGAAATATTTTATAGATATAAAATGAAGTCATGGATGTGCCGCACCTCGGGAAATCAGGGGTAGGAGAATAAAAATGAAACGCGCAAACTTAACCCAATATCGCCGTCAGCAGTTTTACCGCGCATATAGCATTTGCCGTCTTATTAAACACCATGGTTTTACTATCAATCTTTATGGAGAACAATTAATACGCAACCCACGTACTAATGATATCGAGCCATTACGTTTGTGGGGATTATTACCCTCGCAACGTGATTTAAAAGCTGCTAGTCAATGTTTAGCTTAATTGGGGGCAATCATGGACACTATATTAAATGTCAATCAATCAATATGCTCTTTATTAAAACATGGTTTTGTAATTGAACAAGTAGCAAAACAATTTCATATGTCCGTCAATGAGTTCATAGAGAAAGCCGTTAAAAATATGTCTAAAGAACATAAGGAGTGTAATTAATGGTAAGAACGCACTTTAATCGTAGCCGTTTAACTATCGATATTAACGGGGATTGGAGTGCGTTTTGTACGATTATCCCAGATGACAACTTAGAAGCATTAGGCACGGTGACCTACAACGGGCTGACAGGCGCATTGTTTCATGACCGTGTTTCACATCAATATCTTTTGGTTAAAGATAATGTCACATGTAATTTGGATGGGCGCAAAGTTGCAGCGGCACTCGGAAAACTTGGGCGCCCCATCAGCATAAAAGATGGTCGTGCCTACTATGTCTATTTAGACCAGGAGACCGTAGAAAAAGCATTGCAATTAGGTGAAGGCAATCTGAGTGCGGGAATTCGGAAAGGATTTAAGGATGTTATCGTTTAATAAAACTATTGGATTAGTCAAAATCTCACCAGCCGATTACATGAAGCGCTATAAAATTCATGAGTACCTAAAATTACTTGAAGAGGAGAATAGAGTTGACCATAACCATTCCCATAAAGCATAAAAACGGCGTCACGCTCTTTGAGCATACCTGCGAGAACAATTGCGTGGAGGAAACATTGCGCGAAGCTCATCGCAGGAATATTAGCTTAGCTGGTGCAGACTTAACCGGCTTGACGTTGCAAAACTGCTTCATTGATGACCTTGATTTATCCGGCTGCGATTTATCTAACACACGCATCAATAAATGCAATTTTAGAGGAACAAAGCTGCTTGGCGTCACAATTGATAATACCCTAATTGAAGCAAGCAACTTCGATGCAATCTGGATGACCTTACATAACAAGGAAGGGGTATTGATAAAAATGGCGTTTGCAAAAATGGTCAGTGACCCGAGCTATGTTTTTTTCAAAGAAAATCCTGACCATCAGTGGTCTAAAACTTTTAATAAGGCGAAAAAATGGTTCAAATGAAAGTGAATAAATGAAAAAAAATACCAAAAAACGATCTAATAAAAAGCCATCTTTTGAAGAACTTAAATACAGACGTCATAGCCCTGTATCTCAAGAAGAACTTAATAAGATGACTGACGAAGAAAAAAGTAGATTGGAATGTTATTGGTATGATTTAAATAAATGGTTAATTGAACATCAACCAACAATAAAATATCGGTTTCCATGTCCGCCACACCTAAAAGATTGGCCTTTAGACGCATGGAGTGATTTATTAGTAATGAGTCTTGAATTAAATATAACTCATGAAAAACTTGCTGAAATATTTAACATACAAACAGAAATTATTAGCAGCTTCTTGAATAAATTTCAACATAAGGTAAATCAATGAACAAAAATTCAATTGATGACGAGTTACAATTTGTAATTAAGCAAGCAAATGAAATCTCAAGAGAACTTGAAGAATACTTCAAAAAAAAGGAGTTAAGTCTCTTTACATCCCTTAAATTCTTAAGCCTTTATTATTCAGATTTGGCGGTTAGATTAAATATCAACAAAGACGATTTTTTAATGCAATGTTCATTAGCATTTGATGCTGCAAAGCACAAAAACGATAACTATGTAGCCAAACATTAAACAATTATTTAGCAGCCATACAGTTGATTCAAATAGAACCCTATTTTTATTAGTATTGATATTTTTACTAAAAAATCAAAGGAGACGGTTAAATGGTTCATGATTTAAAAATTGGTGATGTTGTGCAATTAACACCGATGATTATTAAAAATGTTAGTTTTGCTGGATGCTTTATGATAATCACAGAGCTTAGAAGTTGGGGTGCAATAGGGTATATCCCATGCGTTGGTAAAAGTCGGGAAAAACCTTATATTTATCACTATAGAGCCACTTTTGAAGAAATTGTAAAAATAGGAAGGGCTAAATATGTATTGGAAGATGAATTACTAGATGAGAAGTCTATTTAGAACCAACGCGCCTTATTTTTTCAACAGTTCTTAATCCACCCAAACCTAACATACCCCCTAGTAAAGTCAATAAGGTTCCCATATCCAATGATGGAAACACAATAGAATGTCCAGAAAGCGCGGTAACCCAAGTAAATAATGGCGATATTAAGAATTGCATACAAAGCCCAAAACCGCATACCCATCCAATGAATGGGCGCCAGCCACTCACAAACAAATTGGGATTAGCCGCTTCAACTTTATTGATATCAGTTTGTGCACTGATTTGTGCTAATACACCGTCTTGCTGAAGTTTAAGCAAATTCAGTTTAGCTTGCGCTGCCACCGCTGGGTCAGGAAAAAGATTTTCGATGAGTTTTGATCCTAATCCTAACAAGATTGAGATTACATCCATCATTACTCTCCTTTGAAAGTTCCTTTGTTATCAACGTAGACTTTTTTCAGTCTATCGTAATTTTCTGTGCGCTGCCCATAAATAGAGCCTGGCAGACTTGCCCACTCTGCGGCACATTTCAGTATGGCTTGGTCAAACTCACCGCCAATAACATTTTGCAAAGCGTTCCTACCTAAAATTAGCGCAACGGCTGCCCTATCTTGCGAATCCGGTTTAAAGTCAGGAAAACCATACATCGCGACAAGGCTTTTCCATGTCGGATAAATAATCTGATATGCGCCCGCCGCCGTACTATAAACCTCATAACGAGGAAGCCATACCTTAACATTAGGATGCCTGGAATCATCATCAAACATCTGACCGCCAACGATGCGATAATAACCCTTGTCATCGCTGGTGCCTTCACCAAGACGAATGGCTTTAAGAAACGCTCGAACGTTATTGATTTGTAAATAACGATTCAAGTCAGTAATATCCATGATTTATCCCATCATTGAGCATTTGCCATCTTCATGACGTCATTACTAGCTGCAATATGTTCTAACTTTGAAATCCGCGTATGTAAGTCTGAAAATTTCTCATAAGATTCAAACTTCACATCCTCAATTTTTTGAGAAATCTCATCCAATTTATTGACTACCCGATTACCAAGCCACCCTATTAGGGTGATGAGTATTCCAAAGACGCCCGATGACATAGCAAAAAAGAGATATAGAAAATTAATTTCGTTCATTCACCCTTCCCCTCTTAATGACACCCTGCTAGATGTGATTGCACCCAGTCACGCAAATAAGCACATTCAAGTGCTAATGCCTCGGAATAATTGATGCTATAGCGCTCTGCTCCATCATCCAAAATATCTTTGCAAAGCAATCCGTAAGCGAATGGGTCTAACCCTTCGGCGCGGAAAGCTTCCTCAATACGTTGGGCAATAACACCGATATGCCATCTAGCATTAACGTCTTTCTTAGCCACCGCATCTTTGAATTTGTATTGATAGAATCCAACTTTTGACCATGCGCGCAATACGGCTTCGTTAATAGATTGAATGTCTTGCTTGAGATTTTCATCGGAAGTTTGGATGGTTCCATTGGCAGCCCATACAGCCGACCATCTCTGACCGGATGCGCCGCATGTATAAGCATTATCAGCCACCGGGAACATATTTCCCGTTGCGTCAATTTCTACTTTATCTGCGCCTTGAGTTCCTAAAAACAATGGTTTATTACTCAACGGATTGCTCAATCGAAGATTCCCACTATATGCGCTGCCAGTTCCCCCCCAGGTAAGTATTTGTTGGGTTTGTAAATAGAGGAATTCCAAAAAGCCTGTTGGGCCACCGCCACCAGATAAGTTACAGGAAAAGAAAGTATTTGCTGTTGTGGCAGAGGCACTTCCAAACTTGACGCCGTCCCCATTATTTGGAAACCCAATAAGTAAACGAGGATTAGCTCCGGCAGTCTGTGCAAAATAAGCTAAGCCATTTGCATTTAACATAACCGCTGGCGTGCCGGTAATAGTGCCGGTATTCAATAGTCCATAAAATTGAACAGAAAAATTGGAATTCAATTGCATATCCAACGTACAAGCTTCTACGCGCAAATTATAGAAGCAGTTATTTGCAGTATTGCTTCCGTTTCCAGTAGCAATAATTAAGCCAGTTGGCGTAGTATTTGGTGATGTACCAGAAGAAATCCCTTCTAGTGCGCAACCAAAAAAATTATTTTCACTACCTAAATCAATTTGAATACCCGTATTCATGCCGGTTTCACCACAGCGTACTGCGATGAAGTTATTACCATTAGCGCCACCGCCACTATTAGGAGCAACTTTTAACCAAATACCACGGGTACTATTGCGAATACTGATACTTTCAAAAGTGTTGTAGTAGAGGTAGGAATCTTGACCAGTAACGTTGGGGCCAGGTCTTAAGGTAATTGACTCAGCAACATTGCGAATCGACAAATTGTAAAGTCGATTAAACTCGATATCCGAATGCGTTGTGGTATTTGATTCGTCAGGTGGTGCTAATCGTATTCCAGACACATTGGTAAATGCTCCAGGGTTATCAATTCCAAGATTGTCAATGCCACCATTTAACCCCGTAACGCGGAATAGAACTGTATTATTAGCTCCTGGAACAATCGTGACAGAGACTTGGTTTGAGCCGCTCATACGAATATTCGAGCCAATAGTCACCGCCGTATTGGTGGTATCTCCATTTGCTGCTTTAAGTAAGAAAGAGACGGGAGGTGGGGACGCAAAAACTTGACCCCCAACAGAAGGTAATGCAGCAACAGCGGCGCGAAAAGCTGGCCCATCGTCGGTTACGCCATCACCGACTGCGCCAAAATCAAACACATTATTATTTTCGCTATAGCTTATCGTTCCAATAGAGACAATATTGTCATACGTATTGATGACATTACCCAATGAATCGGTCACCTGAAATTTATAAGCGACACCATCAATCAGCCAAATTTGCTGCGGTGGGAAGCCACCTGTATTTAATTGGATGCTTGTACCGTTATTGGTATTACCGTTCTTTGTGGGATAAGTAACCACCGGCGTTGAAGTGCCAGCAACAAAACTATTAATGAAACCGCCATTATTCGGTAAGCCATTCAATAAAAATGACTGATATCCATTAAGGATAGGACTTAGCGAGCGACTCATTTTTTTTCCTTTTTATTATTGAGTTCTTATTTTTTAAACTACTTGTCTGGTTTTTCCGGTTATTTCATCTTCAATGCACCATGTCTGAAAGTTTGGTAGTTCCTTTTTGAAATCTTGATAACGCACTTACTTGATTGACTTTATTTGCTAACTTTTCGCCTAGCACATTCGCGACATAGGCACCTGTTACCGGCGCGTTAAGATAGGTGCCAATTCCCATTCCAGTGCCAGTTATTCCAAGGCGTGTCAGATGAGCCATGGCGCCCATCTTTAAGGCGTTAGCGGCCTGCGCCGAGGAGCCTGGATATGATGGATTAACGCTTAAGATATTTCCTGCATCGCGCAGGTCAGCTATTTTGCTAATCTGCCCGTCATTAAAAACACTGAGAAGTTTTGCGTTGTTTTGATTAATGAACTGATTTACACCGGCTGCATTCCATGTTTCTAATGGTTTTCCGCCTGCTGTTTTAGTTCCAGCATCAATCATTTTGCTAACGAATTGCGCCTGAATATTTTTCAATGCATCTTGCGCGAGCGGCTGTACCTCGTCTGGTGCGGCGCGTAAAACAGAGACCACATGATTCATTTGGTCATTGGACATATTGGCAATCGTATTACCTACATCTTCAAGATTGACTCGTCGATTGATACCATTTGGGCCGTCAGAATCCATCAACTTTGAAATACCTTCCGGGTTATCAAAAATGGCGGCCTTTTGTGCACGTAATTGGCGTGCCGCCGAATAAATATCTGGGCTGCCGGAGGATGTTACGTCCTCATCAATCGAATCCTTTAAGCCGCGAATTAAGAAATTAGTACGCGGTTGCCATTGGTTATTGAGGTATTGCTTTAATTGTTCCGCCTGCTTGACTGTAATTGGCTGTGGATTACCATCTTTATCAACAAACCCTAATGATTTCATACGCGCGTTCACGCCTTTTAATAAAGCCTCCCCTTCCACTGTTCCAAGGAAGTCTGCTTTATCTCCTCCAACGTAATTAAGCGTATTAGTGGGTGCGATTTTGGAGCCGTTAGCAGCCGATTCCGCATCCGCTTGGGCATACAAACCTTTCCATTGATTATCAAGATTTTGCCGAATGCCATCTAACGCATCCATGATGGTTCTACCTCGATCAATGCGCGTATCTAAATCATTTCCTATGGGTGTTTTGGTATCCCCTATGATGCTTTCTGCGTGATTTTCTAAAGCATTTTTTTCATTCGCAAATTGCGCTTTGGAGGCGACGCCAGCCGGTTCGTCATATTTTCCTAGTTGATAGTCAGTGGCGGCTTGCGCCGAATCACCCGCTATCGCACTATTGCGTACCGTATCTAGTCCTTGGATACGTGATAATGTCTGCACTCTAGAATTCATTTCTTGAGGATTTGTAATAGGCTCAGGATTTAATGCTGTCGATTTCGCAGCCAATTGAGGCTTTAGCGATGGCCCTAAATCTGGGTTGCGTGTCGCCGCTGCACCAACGCTTTGAAAAGCAGGTTGATTAGATGGAACATTGGCCGCTTGTTGCGGTGCAATATTTTCTCCTGCTGTGGTGCTCGCAACATCGTTTAATGTTGGTTCAACGCGAATATTATTCGCATTGGCAATTGCCGATAATGGCGAACCTCTGACGGCATTTAATGCACCACGTCCCATCATCAATGTAGCAGCAGCAGCGGGCAGGAAGTTACCTAATGATTCACCTGCTGCACGCCATTTGTCACCTCCAATTGCGCCACCGGCAGCGCCCAAAGTTGGAGATAACGCGGCTTGAGACGCACTTATCGGTAGAGACGGTATTTCTGACAATAATTGTCCGCCTGCCGTTTTAGGCTGATAGGTATATTTTTGCTGAATATTTTGTATGTCTTGGGAGGCTTTATCTAACCCCTGACCAGTCGCAAGGTCATACAAACCTTTGTATCCTCCGACAGCAGCACTTCCAACACCTGTAGCAAAATTGGACGCTGCTTCAGGAATACTTTGTACAACCGAATTAACTTCCTCTGCTAATGGTTGATTAGCAAAATCAACAGCAGCTTGTTTTATTCTGCCAAGTTGCTGCATTAACGGATTTCCTGGTGCAACCTGTGCCTGTTGGATCGTTGGTGCATTTTGACTTGAATTATCAGGGCCAGTTAATGCATTGGTGATTGCATCAGCATCAATAAATTGTTTTGGGTTATAGATAGAGGCGTTAGGCGCTTGTTGCGTCTGTGTTTGCGGTGATGATACATTTACGCCATTTAATACGCTTCCTACATATTTCGAAGCATCTTTCGTTTTAAACCCACCATATTGCGCCATGGCTTTTGAATAATCTCCGCCATTCTGCGCGACTAATTGCTGAATATAATAATCGGCTGCTGCGCGAGATTGATTTGCATCAAACGGGTCAAATTTAATCCCTTGTTTGCGCAACATTGCCACAGTCGAAGGCATAAATTGATATGCCCCCATGGCTTGGGTGTTGGGATTGACTGCATAAGGATTGCCACTACTTTCTGTTTGTTGCAGGTTATCTAATAATTTAGCCGGTGTTCCGTAAGACTTAGTAGGGTCAAAAGCCGTTTTTTGTGCCCCAGGCGCACTATTTGGCAAACCAGAAATATACACATGCAAAGGTTCATCCTGTGAACCTTGATTGTGATTCTGAGGAGTTGCGCCAGTTGCCTGAGAGATAGCATCGCCAATATTAGCAAAGTCCATCATGGGCCTCCTGCTGGTAAATCACCAGTGGTGACTAATGATTGAATGGCTTGAGCACGCCGCGCTAAATCTAACGCGCCAGGTGAACCTTTACCTCCAACTGATTTAATAATGTCATTGACTTCTTGCTGGTCTCCTTGTTGCAAAGCATTATGCAGCATCATGACACGTGGACTATATACACTTGCCCATTGACTTTGGAATTGACGTTGACCGACTATGCCCTTCGCACGAATAGCGGCCTCATTAGCCTGTCCATAGGCCGCCACACCAGACGCAGTGGCATCATTCATTTTAACGGCATTGGCTAATGCTTTGGGGTCCATTTGTGGAGTACCAGTTGCTAATCCAGTAGTGACCGCTTGCGCATCGGTATGCACGCCCATAGCTTTCTCATTAGCTTGGGTAGCCATAGCGAGATTGTGCGAAATTTGTTGGAACGTATCTGCATAACTTGTTCCAGTTGGTATTCCAACGGTTCCTTGCAGTCTTGCGAGTTCCGCCGCACCTGGGCCAGTAGCACTCCAACCTTTAGAATTATTCAATAATTGCAGCACATTTTGATTGTAAGTATGCTGGTCAGGCACCGCCAATGCTGCCTTAGATACAGCCGCACGATTTGCAATCAAGTCGTTATATGACTGTACGGTTTCGCCTTGAGGAATAATAGTCGGTGGCGTTGTTGATTGCCCCTGAACTGGTGCACCATTGACGTTCGTAACCACGCCATAAGGATTGCGACTAACAACAATAGGATTACCGACAGGGTCAGTCGTGACTTGTTGTTGTTGATTTGCTGGCACCTGAGTTTGTGCGACCTGTGTTGCAGCCGATGTTAATCCCCTCACCGTATTTGCTAACATATTATGTATTGCGCCAGGAGTATGTACCATCGTCATAAATGGCGATGTTGCTAATAACGCTTGTTCGGCTGGCACACCTTTAGCAATCATTTGCTGTCTTGCTTCCTCAAGCGCTTTTGCCGCTGCTTCATCATCATACGGTTGATTTGGATTAGATGGTGTGCCAGCAGTAATGCGAGGGTCTTGCAATAGACCAGTCGCGGTTTCTAGTGCCGTGTTAGCGTAATCCTTATTTAGGGTAAATTTATCGCTTTGCGCTTTGGTTTGCGCTTGAGAAGTCAAAGCGGCCTGTTGCTGAATAAGTGGCTGTAAATTTGCACTGGATAATGCTGCCTGATTCTGCGCATATTGCGCTTGCGCGGCTGCTTGAGCAACGCCTGAATTAAAAGTTGCCTGATTGTATTTTAAATTTTGTAGTGCGTTACTTATCGCCGCTAGGTTAGCAATATTCGCCAAACTATTTGGTGCTTGGATTTGCGTTGCAATCGCTTGGTTACCCATATCTAATGGCATAGCTCACCTCTTAAGTAGACATAGATGGATTTAAAAAACTGCTCAGATAGTTGATTCCGGCAGCATTATTGAGTCCGCCATTAATGGCGTTTGCCATGCCTATAGCGCCAGCCGCCTGAGCTTGCCCTTGACCGACTAGCGCATTGCCTATATTGGTGCCAAAACCTAATGCAGAGTTAGCTACCTGATTAGCGGAGGTCTGACCAAGTTGCGCTAGTGATGCCAATCGATTGAATATGTTAGTTTGACTAGCATTGAAATTATTGAATGCGTTTTGATAAGCGTCTCCCGCATAATTTTGCGCATAATCATTAATTGCTTTTAATGTATTGCCACCCACTAAACCACTGCCAATCGTCGCTGAATTATTGATTGCACCTAATCCTTGTTGTAATTGGAATTGATAGTTAGGCGCTAAATTCGTCTGTAAATCACTTGGGCTGAAAACTTTATTAAATTGCCCACCAGGTGCTAAGCCTCCACTAAGTTGTTGAACAGCCGTAGCACCTGCCTGACGCCATGGTGCCTGCTGGCTGTTTATGGTATTAAACATTGATTGTTGCTGATTAAGGGCTGCTTGCGCTGCTGCTGCTTGTACTTGAGCCGCTTTATTAGCAGAATAAGCGCCCAACGCTGAGCCACCTAATTGACTGGCTGTCAAAAGGTTGGATGGCGATAAGAAACTGGATAAACCAGTGCCAGATCCACCACCGCCAACAGCGTCTGGCACAAGCCCAGCGAATCCACTAGATGTCGGATCAAGCATCGAGCTAATCGAAGCTGTACCAGGGTCTATAGCGCCACCAAATCCAAAGTTGGTCAAAGTATCGCCACCAACTGCACCAGCCGCGCCCGCGGCATCGGCAGCGCCCGACGCTATATTTCCAATCCCACCTGTGGCTAATCCAAGCCCGACAGTATCTACGATAGGATTACTAACAATGCTTCCAACGGCATTGCCTACACTACCTAATGCGTCACCAATGCTACTTACTATGCCGCCCATAATCTGCCTCTATCTTTTTATTTTTTTCGACATCACACAATCATCATTACAATAACCAAGACGTAGTAAGATTTTTTCCAATGGGGAATTAGCTTTATAAAACCAAGAAATTTTATTAATCCCCAATGTCAATAAAAATTTCTCCGATTCTTTTACTAAACGCATTCCCAATAAACCTTTTCTCTGTTTTTTTTCGATAAAAATTACATCATTCATCGCTACTTTTATGTCTTTGTTATGCAAAGAATTGCTTATCATAAATACTGAATAACCAATCATCGTTGCTTCATTAAAAACGGCTAAGACTTTCAATGCGCCAGCCTTTTCAATCCGTTCATATGCTGCCCAATTAATATTTAATTTTTCGCCGCCAATCGATTCAATTACTTCCGCATTATTTTCATTGAGAAGATGCATATTGTTTTGCAATTCCATAATGGAAATAAATTTGAATGTAATCATCAAGCGATTCCAATTTCACCATCTGCTGTGAGAGTCAATGTAGTATTAGCACTGGCAAGTCCGGTCAAATAATCTGCTACATCCAATCGAAGCACGCCATACCAATCCACAGCACTATTTGCTGGTACTGGCGTTCCTGTTCCCATAAATTCGGTTCCTGCCGCTGAACCACCAGTTAGGCCGACGTAAAGCGAAAATGTCGCACTCGATGAAGTTTTATTTAAAATTCTTATGTGACGAATAAGTACATACGTATTCGTATTTGTTCCAGATAATCCTGTACCGCCTGTTGTCGTTGGAGGATTAATAATATTGGCCGCAGAGTTCGTTAGTGCGACTGGGCCAAAGCGTATTTGTTTATTTCCTGCCATGAGATATCTCCTTTTTATTGTAGTTTTATGGGTATGGCTGTGATATTCGCGGAGCCCGTGATTGTTCCGCCTGCGTAGTTCGCTTGCATTACAAGGTAATAAGTTGTCGCGCTTGTTAACCTAGCGAAAATGGTTGGCGCAGCCATGGCTTGCTCTACCCCAGTGGAATATTGCAAAAATGCGTAACTGGGTACTGCCGGAAACGCAACACTGGTATTAATACATAATGCCAATCCGCTAGATGCTGCACCGCCCGCATAATCAAATGTACCGTCACCAAAAATTATCCAGTCACCTGGCGGAACACTAATTGATGTGACACCTGCCGCCGTAGCATTGGTTAATGAAACACTGGCGGTTGTATTAGCAACTTTGGCTCGGACGGTGGCGTTTGGATTTACGACGCTAAGCGCGGCTGTCATTGCATCCTCTTCGTCAGCGGGCCAAAGTATGGTTGCGCCTGGCACCCCTTGGATGCCTTGCTGCCCTATTGGGCCAGGTGGCCCTATGTCTCCCGCTTCCCCATCTTCTCCAACAATACCTGGAATACCTTGAATGCCCTGTTGACCGGATGGGCCACTCACACCAGGAATGACCATCTGGACTTCGTTATCTTCATCACCAAAAAAAATAGGTGTACTGCTCAATTTGCTATTGATTGACGGAATGCCAGGTTGAATTACAGGGCCGCCCAATGCCTGGATGATGGTGGATAAGAATAAAAACCACGCAGGCGTGATTTTTCCTTCAGCATCGACAAAGGGGACATTGACAGGTGGAATGGAAAAAGGAAGGCTCATTAATAGTCCCCTTTTTCTATTTCAATTTCTGCACTAACAATGACCGCATTGATGGGGTCGCTCACCGACACCTCATAAATACGGTCACGCGCCAAACCTAGTTGTTTTTTATAGGCGCGATGAGCATATTGGCCTGCTTTTCCAATCGTCAAAAAATAAATTTGCGTGTAAGTCGAGCCGCCATCGTTTGACCAGCGCAACATACATTGTGGATTAGAGCCTTGGCCTGTTGCCAGACCGACGCCTGGTTCAAATTGGACTTGAAAACTGGTGTGATAAACACGGTCTAATTCTTGCGTTACGTGCGGCGCGCGGCGAATCCGTAAAATAGCTGCGCCATTGTCGGTGTAATTAGTCGGGTCTAAGGAATAAACGTTTCCATTTTGCCAATCACCTACGATATTTTTGTTTTGAAAGTTAGCAAAGCAATTGGCGCGATGACGGTGAAGCACATTGAATGAATCACGCCAGGCACGTTTATGCCATTCTTTCATTTCAAGGTCATATACCCAGGTCTTATCCTGCGTAGGAAAGGTCAAAAAGTAAAATTCATGCCCACGATAGCGATAGCGGAATGCAATAGCGTCATTCAATACGCCACCGCTAATATCGTTTTCCACCGCATGGTTAGAAATACGTATTGGATGATAACCAAACATTTGAATGACTACCGGCCCACCTGCTGGGTCACGCGCTAACCATGCGGTGCTTTCGCCAAAGAGTGTCACACTAAACGGGGCAATACATCCATGCTGCATCGATGCGCCTGGTATGCGTTGGAATGGAAACGGAAAGGTTCCTGCATTAATCCACTGCTCTGTCGTGTTTTCACCTATCAACAACACCTGACGGTGATCTGCGATGAGTGTGACTAAATTGTCCGATGAAGAATCTTTGGATGAAAAATTGAGCGCCGATGAAACATTGGATAATGCGTTAGTGCACCCCCATTGTATGGTATTCGGATTGTTATAAACGATATAATCATCCACATAATCCGCACGTGTCGCACCTTGAAAAGCGCCGTCGGAATTGGGTAAGGTGGTGAATGTTCCGTTACTTAGGTTGTAGGAATAGCGATTAGCCCCATCAACCAAGTAAATAACAAGACCATTATCAGTAATTGAAACTGGCCCCGTTCCGCTACTTAATGTCCCAACCAATGTCGCGTTTGAACCTAATGCAGTGGATTTATATAAACCTGTACCAGATACAATAAAAATGGTCGAGCCGCCTGGTGGAACATACAACGCACGCACAGGGCCGCTTCCGATGGTCGCTAATAAGGTCAAACCTTCGGTAGGATAGAGCGTCATATAACCGCGCTCTTGCTCACTCTTAGCAATATCGACTTCAACAAACCAATTGATTAATTCCTGGGCATCTTGATAAATGGAGGGGGCCGAGTATGCAGGGCCGACGAAACCTGGAAAGTTTGGCATCAGAACCCTCCATGCATAATCCATCCAGCATCATTGACAGGGCCATTTAATAAATGACGGTCAAATTGAACCACTTGCTCAGGTTGCATATTAGTGCGCTTAATCGCTGCTTTAGCGCGTGTTAATTCATCCTGCACCATCGCAACCAAGCCTTGATTGCTTGCCCGACCATACGCGGGTAAAAGCGCATAGGCCAATTCCCACATCATCCAGAGGTTATAACCAGGAGGAAACTGCACCGTATCGTTTAGTGTGACGAAATTGCTAAATATTTGGGTGCAAAATAAATGGGCTTCAAAAGCATTAGGCAGCGGCCAAAAATTAATTGTGCCGATAGGCGATGTGCTTTGATAATACAAAGCCGTCGGCCACGCACCAGGCTGTTGTTTCAATCCAATTAACTCATACTGCTCAATATTCAAAATTGAAATTTTGTAGTCAATTGAACTCACACGCGCAAAGGCACTTAATATCGCCAATGGTCGCGTGGTGTTAATGGTTGCACCTGGGCCAATAGTCACTGCGGTTACGCCACCAGGCAGTGACTGGACGACCTCATTAATGGATACCACCATGAATTTTTCATTGCTGGCGCGCTCTAACAACATATTTAGCATCGTAAATGCTTGAGTTGTGAGCGTAGAATCGATTTGCTCACCAGGTGCAGATGCGCCTATCGATTGCAATGCCAAAGTGATGATATCCAATGCTTGTGTCATGATTGAGTAGCAATCGGTGTAATAAACACAGTGGATGGGCCTGCTGCTGAACCAATCGCCGTATAGCTAAATCCGTTTGGAACATCAAAAATCAACGGTGCAGGCATAGAGGGCGGCAAGACGATAACAGGTTGTGATACGGTGGCTGTTGGAATCACCGCCGCAGGCGCAACCGCGGTTTGTGCATTTCCGAGTGGGACAATATTGATATGTACTGTCGTTGCCCCTGTATTCAGAAACGCGCAAAATTCCATTTGGTCGTTTTGTATAGCTGGCACAATTTGCGCCGTCGTGCTGGTTGCGCCGACCGAGACCATCGTTGTTGGGCCAATGGGCCGCAACGCGAGCATGGTTGACATAAATCACCCCGCGTTCGTAGGTAAAGTTGGATTTTCTGGACGAATCACAGTAATGATGTATGCACCGGCGGCTGGTGTTAATGAGCCATTGGTAAGATTGCCAAATGTCAACGCTAACGTATTAGCTGCGCTCACCCGACTATTGGTAATCGCAATCCCTGCCGTTTGCGCCACATTGCAACTTGCATCCACGATATCGGTGCTTAATAAACCATTGACAGTAAATGTTTGCTCTGCGGTGATATTGGCATTGACCGAAGCTGGTGTCAGTGATGGTTGAATCACAAACTGGTACAAAATATTTCCACGCGAGGCTAGAGTTCCTGGCATTTTTATTCTCCTAAATCTCTAAAAAAAGGCAGCCCCGAAGGGCTGCTAAGGCACTACGCACCTGCAATAAAGTTTGTGCTGACCAACGCTGTACGCAAGCCGTTAGCCAGGTTTTCGATATTATTGATTGCAGGGGAAACAGTTTGATACACCACGTTACCAGCACCAGGCGACTTCACCTGGAAGTTACCAACTACATAGTTTTCAGTAGGCGGCACAATGGCTGCGGTAGTGTTATTGGCGTAAGTAATTGCCAATGTATTTGCCGCAGAAACACGACAACCAACGATAGATAAACCTGGTGTAAAGCTAGGTTTATTCACCCATACAGGCGAGCCAGCTACTAAACCTGTTACTGTGAAGGTTTGTTCAGCAGTGGTATTGGCTGCTACTGAACCAGGGGCAATCGATGGGGTGTAAAGCACCAAAGGCGCAGCAGGTTTTAAACGTGTAGTCTTAATACCGTAGACTTCAGAGGCTGTTGGTGTGGCCCCTGAGCCGATACCAGCAAAGTAAAGTGTCAATGTATCCGCAGTCGGAATACCCTTAATTGGATAAGCAGCATTGGTTGCAGCAGCTTGTGCGGTTGGGTCAAAAATGCCGGTGACCATATCGGTTGCTAACAAGCCTGTTAAAGTCGTCGCACCACCGGACACAACGACACCCGCACCGATTGCGCCAACAGTTCCTACGTTAAAGCCATACATGATTTCGTTATTTAATGCATCTAAACCAGCTAATTGAGTAACGGTATAGCTTTCTGCGGCAGTCGGTGTAATGGCCGAACCAGTCACGTTATTGAAGGTAATACCTAACAGATTGTTTGCAACGATGCGGCAGCCACCAATATCTAAGCCGGTTTGGTTTGTTGGCTTAGTAACTTGGACTAAATTACCTGCAATCAATCCACTGACAGTAAATTGCTGTTCAATAGTCGTATTGGCAGCCACAGCAGCGGGACTTAATGTCGCTGAAATGCTATTTAATCCACGCAATGCTACCAATGAATAGGCTTCGGACGATGTTGGCGTCACGTTACTACCCGTGAAGTTCGCCATGTTCATTTTTGCGGTATTCGACGCAGAACAATAAATATTGCCCACGCCAATGCCTGCATCACAGGATGGTTTATTAACAAACAATAAGTCAGTGGTAGCAATCAACATCTGAGCACCAGTACCAGATTGAATAGTCAATGACTTCTCACTTGTGGTGTTTGCATTAACTGTGCTTGGTGACTGAGTGGTTTGATAAGTCGCAATCACACCGGCTTGTTGACCACGTGTCACAGCCGCTTGTTGAGGGCCGTTAGGTTGCGTTACTGCACCTAAACCAGAGGTAAAGGTTGTTGCAGTTGAATAAGTCAAAGAATTGGAAATATTCCATGTTCCAATAGCGCCAGCGCCAGTTTGCGCCGTAGCCGTACCCATTGACGTGATGGTCACGCCAAGCGTAGAGACCTGGCCATTATTCGCTGAGGTCAACGTTTGCCCTGGAACGATAGAGCCTTGAAGCAGCGATAACACTGTCATGGTTGTACCGCTAATCGTGGCCGTAAAAACGGCTCCGTAAGGGTCTTGATAAAAACCGATAGCACTACCTGCGCCGCCGACATATTCTGGGCCTTGTGCGCCGCCAATTGGGTGTTCGGTTACTTGTAGATTTGGTGCACTCATTTATTAACTCCTTAGATTAAGCAGCGATACGGCAAGCCAATTCAGGATAGAGCGGTGCCCATCCGTACAGCACGTCAAGACGTGTTGGAATTGCGTCGTTGTTGATGGTGTATTGCCGCACCACACGAATTGATAAGCCCACTTCTTTATCAGACGCGCGACCGGCAAAATGCACGCCTTCAGGCATCTCTAAATCAGCCATGGCTAAGGTGAATGCATTTTTATGGAACAAGACGTTTTGCGGAGAAACAACGGCGTTGGCTGTACCAGTTGCAATATTGAATGGGGTTACCGTGGCTGTTGCCGATGTAGAACCTACGCTTACGTTTTGGAATTGACCAGCCGTAATCACAGCAGGAGATACACTCACCGTGATATTGCCCGCGCCAGTGGCAGTAACAGTGTTATTAATAACAAAGTTACGAAGTTTGTTGCTACCATAAGCCTTACGGTTTTGTGGGTTGACTGCAAAGACGTTAGCGAAGTTAATCACATCACCTTGGTTCAAGGTCAATGCCTGTGAAGTTGTCAAAGTTAATGTACTGCTAGACGCCCAACCAGAGGTTAAGTTTGCTCCGCCCCAGTTAACGGTATTGGTTGTTAAAGTACCAGCGGTAGTAGTCCATGAACCAAAGGTTTGAGCCACAATGTTTTGGTCCATATACCAGTTCATACCGGCGGAATCGCGTCCCATTAACCCTTCGCGATATTGGTCATCTATCTTAGATTGAGGAACAAACAGACCTTTTAACGAGTCAACAATGGTTGCGCTGGTAAATGGTTCCACGCAGACTGCACGTTGACCGTCACGTGGGCCGCCTTCAGCATCTACGTAAGCAGCAGCAGTTAAGTATGTGATGAGACCAGATGGAGGAGTACCTGCGATACCGACGATATTGGCGGTGGTGTTTTTTGCCATCGTCAAGCCATCCACATCAATTTTGTTACCGATAGCAGCAATGGCCGGTTTCAAAAGACGGTCACTGAAACGGTCAATCGACAAAGCTAAATCTTGTGTGGTGAATTGCGTATCGACGTGGAACTGAGTTGTCAGAACAACAGGCACGCTGGACTCATAGAAATCTTCTACGTTGAGCGCGGGGCCAGTGGTTCCGATGAAACGACCAGGTTTGCGAACGTTGACGGTATTACCAATTTTGGCACCGACAACAGCAAATTGGTCGTCATACTCTCTATTGATTTCGCCAGCAAAGCCAAGCTTATTGCGCAAGACCATTAACGCTTCGTTAGTAATCTTGCTAATGGTTAGCAAATTATTTGCCATTTTGGAAGCTCCTTAAATACGTTAATATTTAAGGCTCCCGCACCATTATTTGATTTTGCCAGCCTTTCTCAATGCGACGTATTGCTGGAAAGTTCCCGTGAATTCGCCATTGGCATCAACTGGAACATCGGCAACCGATGACACTGCTTTAAGCGGACTAATAGGCGCAGGAGCCTTACTTAGTTTCGCAGCAGGTTTTTCCGCAATTGGCTTGGATTTGTCAGCGGACAGTTGCGCTTCCAAGCGACCGAATTCTCTTAATACTGTAGCCAGCGGCTTTTTATCCCATGCATCGGTGATTTCAGGATGTTTTGCTAAATGATAAAGAAGCTGAGGGCCAACATCGCTTTCATAAATCGCATCGCGCACTTCATTGGCTAAATTAGCCTGACTGCTTTTCAATGCATCCTCGTAGTCGTCAACTTCTGCTTTGAAAGCAGCTTGCTTTTCGACGAACCCATTTATTAACTGTGAATGCGCTTGACGTGCTCTATCTTCTTTAATTGCATTTCTAGCCGACCAATCTGCTAAAGCCTCAGCGTATTTATACGCATCGGTAAATTTATCAGGCGTCGGCCTAACATCCTCATCCCTGGGTGCTTCTTGTTGCTTGGGACTAACTTTTGCTTCTAATTCCGCTAGTCGTCTTTCTAAAGCATAACGGGCTTCGCGTTCAGCTTGCGCTTCGCGTTTGGCGTCTTCGCGTTGACGTGTCAGCTCAGAAAAACGTTTCTCCAGCTTGGGATTCTCCGATTTGGATTTTTCCTGCTGTTTGGCTTCCTTTTCTGGCGCAATCTCGTCGTCTTTTTGTTCTTCTTCATGAACGACGTCTGAATTGGCATCCACGTTTGCGATATCCGAAAGCTCTGACGTATCTGGGTCAGCCATTGGTTGTTCGACAATCGGTGCTAAATTCAACTTTGCGGCATAAAATTCCGCCGAATTTTCACTTGTTATTACTGTCGTACTCATTGAGTTTTCCTCGCATGACTTCCCGTCAAGTGGTGAGCAAGCTTGGCATGTAATGGGCGCTCATCATCCATCACAAGAAATTGCTTTATATATTATCACGTTAAGTTACAATAGGTGAAATATTTTTGAAGTTAAACGAAGTTACAGTACTTTTACGTACATTTAAGTATATTTAAGCACTTTTAATAACAATAATAAAAATGAATGCCGATTGAATTTCCTGAAAAACTACAGTTTTTATTTGAACCAAAGCGCTACAAGATTATGTATGGCGGACGTGGTGGGGCGAAATCTTGGAGCATTGCTCGAGCATTGCTCATTTTGGGTGCAAGTAAGAAATTAAGGATTCAATGTGGGCGTGAAATCATGAATTCAATTCGTGATTCTGTGCATACAATTCTCTCCGACCAAATTGAGCTATTGGGTTTGGGATGGTTTTATGACGTTCAGCAGTCAGGTATTTTTGGCAAGAATGGTACGGAATTTGGTTACTGTGGACTGAGGCGCTCAGGCGTATCGCAGATTAAATCAGCGGAAGGGATTGATATTTTTTGGGTGGAAGAAGCAGTTGATGTCTCTTATTCAAGTTGGAAGACGTTAATTCCAACCATTCGTAAAGCGGGTTCGGAAATTTGGATATCGTTTAACCCCGAGTTAGAAGAGGATGAAACGTATCAACGATTTGTTGTACACCCTCCGCCAGACTCTATCGTATGCAAAATTAACTGGTCAGATAATCCATGGTTTCCTGATGTTTTACGTAAGGAAATGGAATATCTCAAAGAGCAAAACTACCAGGAATATCTGCATGTTTGGGAAGGAGCCTGTAAAACCTCGGTGGATGGGGCAATTTTTGGCAATGAATTGAAAGTAGCTGAAATAGAAAACCGCATTACCAATGTGCCTTATGACGCTTCAAAGCCTGTGCATCGTGTATGGGACTTAGGATGGGCAGACAATGTAGCGATTTGGTATTTGCAGTTTGTCGGAATGGAATATCGTTTGATTCGGTACGAAGAAGACTGCCAAAAAACGATAAGCCATTATTTAAAAAAAGGTCAAGAGTATGGATATCTCTATGACACTGACTGGCTTCCGCATGATGCTGAAAATAAAACCCTGGCCGCGAATGGCCGCAGCATCGAGGAGATAGTCCGAGCGACCGGCGCAAAGGTGCGCGTGATTCCGCGAACATCCATTGTGGATAGCATCAATGCGGCTCGGACTATTTTTAATGCTTGTTGGTTTGATAAAACCAATTGCGCCGACGGTATCCAATGCTTAAGACATTATCAGTACGAAGTAGACAAAGATACAAAGCTGTTTAGCAAAATGCCTCTGCACAATTGGGCATCTCATGGCGCAGACGCATTTAGGATGATTGGATTAATGGTGCGCGAACCACGCAAACCACGACCCAAACCAATAGAACCACAACGATTATCATGGATGGGATAAAACATGGCCTTTGAACCTCGTGACGTGCTCGAATTTATCGACCAATGCACAGAAATAGACGCAACGAACCGCTATCAAGCGTTAGATGATATCCGCTTCTCTTATGGTGAGCAATGGGATACACAAAACATTAACTCGCGCGAAGTCGAAGGCCGTCCCTACATGACGATTAATAAGCTCGATGCTTTTATCCGTCAAGAAACCAATAAACTACGGCAGCAAAATCCACGCATGAAAGCGTCTCCAATGGATGATGTGGCTGACCCCAAAATCGCAGAAGTCATCACCGGATTATTGAGGCACATCCAATTGCAGTCTGATGCGACGTATGCTTATTCCACTGCATTTAACTTCGCGGCGCGCGGCGGGTGGGGATTTTTCCGTATCGTGACAGACTATATCAACGAAATGTCATTTGACCAGGACATTTACATCAAGCATATCGAGAATCCATTTACTGTATTTTATGACCCATTTTCTACGGCACCAGACGGCAGCGATGCAAGGCGTTGTTCCATTTCTGACCTGATTAGCTTAAAAGAATTCCGGCGTAGATACCCAGGGGCGGTAGAAGATGGTTTTTTTGCTGCTGCTGGTGAAGCTACCGATTGGGTAACTAAAGATGAAATACGTTTAGCGGAAGACTTCCAGAAGGTGGAAGTCAAAAAGAAATTGGTTATGCTTTCTGACAAAAGCATTATCTGGGAAGATGAACTACCTCCGCCAGAGTTACTAAAAAGCTCAGGCATCTATATTGCCGGTGCACGTGATAGCTATAAATGCAAAATTGAGTGGCGCATTTTAAGTGCCTTTGAAGTATTGGAGACCAAGCCTTGGGCTGGCAAATACATCCCTGTCGTGCCTGTCTATGCTGAAAATGTGATTGTGGATGGAAAGCGTAGAAAGTTTGGATTAACGCGCTTTGCCCGCGACCCACAAAGGATATTCAATTTCTGGCGCACAGCAATTACCGAGAGTATTGCCATGGCACCAAAAGCCAAATGGGTAATGGCTGAGGGACAAGACGAAGGTCATGAGAATGAATGGAATACCGCTAACTTGTCCGCCCGTGCCGTATTGCGCTATAAGAGCACCGATATTGATGGTAAAGAGGTTGGCCCTCCAATACGTATGCAGCCAGAACCACCGCCAGCGGGAGCCATTGAAGCATCAGAACTCGTCAGTAATGACTTACAAGCGGTATTAGGCGTGTATGACCCAGCTATTGGCAAACCATCTGGCTTAAAGTCAGGTGTGGCGCTGCGCTCTGAGCAGATGCAATCTGACCAGTCTAACTTTCATCTCTATGACAACTTCACACGGGCCGTGAAATATGCTGGTCGCATCATTTTGGATTTATTGCCGCATATCTATGATACCGAGCGCGTCATGCGCATCATCGGAGAGGACGGTAAGCCAGATTTGGTGACCATCAACCAACAAAGCACCAGCTTTGCAGTCAATGAAGTTTTAAATGACGTCACTGTCGGGACTTATGATATCGATATGGAAGCAGGGCCAGACTATAACTCCAAACGTGAGGCCGCCGTTGACGCCATGACAACAATGATGCAATCTGCACCGCAGATTATGCAAGTCGCTGGTGACCTCATCTTCCGCAATATGAATTTCCCTGGTGCCGATATCATCGCTGACCGATTAGCTGCTGCTAACCCATTAGCGCAAATTGATGATAAGTCTGACATACCACCTAAGGTTCAGATGATGATTAAGCAATTGCAAGCGCAATTACAACAATCACAGCAACAATTGCAAGCGCAACAAATGATTATCAAGTCGCGTTCCGATATTGAGCAAATGAAGGAAAACGCAGAAACGAACCGCGAACACATGCGCTTATTGGTTAAAACCCATGATATTGAGACGCAAGACCGCACTAAGCGGGAGGATATCGTTACAGAAACCAATGTTAAAGCGCAAGACGCCGCCTTAGACTACAAAAAAGCGATTACGGTGGAAGAAATACGCGCTCATTTGGCTATTTTATTGGCGAAGATGGGCAATTTGAGTGAAGCCAATAATGGCGCTCTAGAGGAAAGGGGTTAAAATGAACTTGGATGAGATTAAGTGCACTTGTGAAAGATTAGAAATCCCGGAAGGCATTCCAATTGCTTGTCAAATGGATGATATGCGTATTTTAAAAAAGATTCTCTTCGGAAGCGCATGAGTCCGACTGCCCGCTAATGCCCGTTAGTATCCATTAACGCCCGTTACTGCCCGCCCATATTTGTGAAAAGTAAGTAAACAATTTTAATAGCGTTGCCACGCGTTGAACTGCGAATAGTCGCAGGGACGCGAACCTAACAGGAGGGAAAATGGCAACGCACGTTATCGCTTCAATTCTACCTACACTTGCCGCGGTTGCTGCTGGCAGAGACCATATTCAAACAGACGAATTTGCTCGAGCCACAAACCGAGCAAGTCAAACGATTCGCAGAAATTATTGCCTCACCGGCGAATGCTTTGGCATCCGTCCAGTAAAGTTTGGGAACCGCTTGTTGTGGCCGGTTGCTGAAATCGCAGCACTCCTAAGCAGGAGTGAAAAATGAAAACCCCGGCAAGCTTCCACACTTATACCGGGGCGAATGCTGAGCAACTGCACCTTTTCGAACCGCCACCATTTTCCCCGATTTATCCATCGCCCACTAACTACCGAATGAAATGGATATGTCGCTTCAAACGAAATATCTAGAAGATATGTCGATAAAAATCAGTTTTACAAACATATGGTGTCAATTTGATGGAAACAAGACCGCGGATTGAGTTATAATTTTATCGGGATTGGGAATGCCAGGTCGGCGGACATAACCTGGTGTAACCGGGTGTGTCCGTTTTCATTTGTAACTGGAATAATGCCAATGCACCAACTCACTACCGGCTGAGATGTCTTATGTAAGACTGTGGCTCTGCATCTTTGCTCGACCACATTCAAGCAATGAGCTGGCGAATTAGCACTCTGCCTGTCTCATTGAATCTTTAATAAATTCATCGAGCCTAGCATCAAGGTTTACATCTTCGATTAATAATTGAACATCCCATGCCCCAACTTGGGATATTTTTTCTTTTAACTTTCTATAACGTCGGCCATCTTCTATTAATGCCACAAAATCTCTGGCATTTTCCACGGTGCCAATATCATAATCACCATGCGGCGTATGAATAACTGTTCTTGTTTGTGTAGGTTTAGTAAAGCAATGAACGTTGGCATTAATAGATTTTGAGTCTGTCATCATTCCAATGTCCTCAGAGATTAAATTGCAATATCATGCGGATGGCGTTTGCATAGCCAAGGTCATAACCATCCTTAAAGTTACCTTCATGTAAGTTTGAATATATAGATTTTTTATTATATTCCTCGATTGACTGAATAATATGGCTTTCAATCTGTTTCTTCACGAAAAACAGCCGCACCCTGGAAAAATATCCACGTATTGCTTTCCCAAAGCGCGTTGTTCTCGGCGCAATGGTTTCGCGCTCACGCATTTCGATGAATTCCATCAATTGATTTAACAACATCATCTTTTCCGCCACATCGGTGTTGATAGTGGAATCAGTCGCGCCCAGCGCAATAAACTGGCGCTTAAGCACAATCCAGTGTTTGATTTGTTCAATGTTCATTTTTATCTGTAGGCGGTTTGTCACACATTATACATTCTTCGCCCCAAAGTTCATTTTCCGTCACCCATTCCAATAAACTGATGCCTACTCCCATGGCCATCTCATCACTCTCAATCTCAAGCTTATACTTCATATAATCAAACCTTCGGCGTTGTTCCTCATCTAATCTCATTTGGATAAATTTTTTTCTAAAGTTGCCCCATACATTGCTGTATTTTTTCATTTCATTTAATGGCACATCTTGCAATTTATCTTGTTTTGATAAATCTTCTAATTTAGCAAGTATGCTATTGAAAAAAGTAGCATCCTCCGGCGAATTAGTAGCGCCGAGGGCAGCTACTATCTTTAATTTCAATATTTCTTCTCGCGTTAGTGATAATGTTTTTATTTCATTTTTTTGTTTCATTTTTATTCTCCTTCATCCATTCATATTCTGGGAATAATATGAGGTTATTTCCATTTTGGAAAATACCACTCTGTATGGTTCACTACCCATCAGAAAGTTTTAAGCCTCGCCGTGCTAATTCTTCATGGATTTCTTCCAATGACTTACGACCAAGGAGCGGAATTTTAAATAACTCATTATTACTGTAAGTTATTAATTCATTAATCAGATAGATTTTTGCGGCCTTTAGGCAATTGCTTGTGCGAATAGAAAGATTCAAATTATCTATTGTTTCATAACCCAATCTTGCTGTAACTCCCCATTCGGGGTGAGCAGCTAACCATGCGTTGAAATCAACTGCACTCACTAGGTCAGAATAGTTACATAACTTGTCAGGAACATCGTACGGAAGTTTGTCCGTATAGTCCATAGGGTTTTTTAACGGTAATTCTCCTCGCTTGATAGCTTGTTTAATCGCAGAAAGCCAGCGGTCTGCATCCCATCCGGTCTTTTCTGCCATTTCTACTGCTGCTACTTCTAGCGTATAAAGCTCTGATTTAAAGCGTTCGAGTATGTCCTTTTCATGTTCCAATTGAGCTGGTTTATTAAGTTTTATGTTTGGGCCAAATATGCGCGCTGCTTCATAGTGCAGCTTGATAAACTTAATAGCAGGGTCTTGTATCTCGTTGGTAGGTCTAGGCTGTTTCATGAGATTCTTTCAGTTTAGCTAAAGTATTAAGCACCCCGTCAATTTGAATAATGGCGCTCATTAATAATCTTCGCTTACTAAACGCTGGCTTTAACGCCATTTGCGCTTCCAGCGCGCTTTTCTGAACCAGGAGTTCCGAAACAATTGGAACTATCTCTTTCCACTTAAGCTCATGAAATGTCATCTGGCCTCCTAAAAGTGACTTCTATGTTGGTTTTAATTGCAGTTCCGTCAGGATTCTGAAAGGTTTGCTCAATCTTATCGCCATACACTTTCGGCGCAAGCTTCGTCGCTAGCCATTTCCTGGCATCAACACGCAGACGAGAGCGCTGAATAATGTCGTAATCAACAATACGCTTTCCTTCATCGTCAATATAAGTGTCGTTATGACCATCG